ACGGTGATGATATCGTAAACTGTAGCCTCAAGCTCACTGGTGAGAACACTGAGTACCTTCCGTTCATTATGGATCGTCTCCAGGAGCTTCTTCAGTCTGCTGGGTTTGATTATCTGAAGTTCGTAAGTCTTGGTGAAGGCCAGTACGGCTACACCGGCACGTTCCACTGAGGTTTGTGATGGGCCGTTTCATTAGACACGAGGCGTGCCCTAAGTGCGCTTCCTCAGATGCTCTGGGTATCTACGAGGACGGGACCGGGTTCTGTTTCAGTTGCAGCACCTACGTCCATGCGGATGGCAAGCAGGAGGATCGCACTGAGACTGTCTGGGCTGGGGAGTTCACCCGAGGTACCTTCCAGGACATCCCTAAGAGGAACCTCAGGGAGGTGGTCTGTAGGCGCTACGGGTATCAGGTTGGTGAGCGTAATGGCTTGCCGATCCACATTGCTCCATACCGGGATGCCACAGGAGGCATAGTCGCCCAGAAGATCCGCTTTGTGGGCAAGGAGTTCTCCATTGAGGGGAACGGTAAGGACATGCCCTTGTTCGGGCAGCACCTGTGGTCCAATGGCCGCTCTGTGGTCATCACTGAAGGAGAGATTGACTGCCTGTCTATGGCTACGGCCATGGGTGACGGTAAGTGGCCTTGCGTCAGCCTGCCTAACGGGGCTCAGAGTGCTGAGGCGGCCATCAAGCGGGCCTATGACTGGCTCAATGGCTTCGAGAAGATCATCCTGTGCTTCGACAATGACGCACCAGGCAAGGCCGCTCAGGACACCTGTCTGCCTCTCCTACCGCCCGGCAAGGCCTACTATATGGTTCTCCCGGATGGGCTGAAGGATGCCAATGAGGTCCTGAAGGCCAAGGGTCCTGCGGCACTGAGCCAAGCCTTCTGGCAGTCCTCCCAGTGGCGGCCTGATGGTATCATTTCTGGTGCTGATATCACTCTGGAGTCTCTGACTTCGGCAGTGGCTATGGGTTATGCCCTGAGGCTCCCGGTCCTGAACCAGAAGATGTCAGGGCTTCGAAAGAGGGAACTCACGCTCCTAACGGCTGGGTCGGGGATCGGGAAGTCCACCCTGGCCCGGGAGATTGCCTTCGGATTACACCAGGACCATGGTTTGGTCATCGGCAACGTGTATCTGGAAGAGAGCAAGGAGAAGACCGCTCAAGCGTACATCGCGATAGATCAGGATGTGCCCCTTGGAAAGCTCCGAGCCGAGCCTGGGTGTATCACCAAGGAACAGTGGGCTCAGAGTTACGAGAAGGTCATCAAGGAGCGTATGTTCTTTTATGATCACTTCGGGAGCCTTGAGAGTGACCGCTTGATTTCCAAACTTCGTTATATGGCTATCGTTCTCAAGGTTGACTTCATTGTGCTTGACCACATCTCGATTGTGATTTCAGGCCAGGAAGGTGGCTCAGGAGACGAGCGGAAGGACATTGATCGCCTCATGACATCCCTGCGATCCCTTGTCGAAGAGACCGGGGTTGGGATCATAGCGATTGTCCACCTGAAGCAGCCTGAGGGGAAGCCACATGAGGAAGGTGGAAGAGTTACGCTAAGTCAGCTTCGGGGGTCTGGTGGCCTCAAACAACTATCAGACAATGTGATTGCTCTCGAAAGAAATCAGCAGGGCGATAATCCTGACGAATGTGAAGTCCGCCTCCTGAAGAACCGTGAGTTCGGGGACCTGGGGGTGGCGGATACCTTAGCCTACAATCGAGAGACCGGACGACTGCTGCCCACGGAGGCTGGAGGAGCCATGGGGACGCTTGACGTGTGACTTAATGCAAAGCAATTGGTATGTGTGAAGCACCTCAAGAGAGAAGGTGCCTGAAGTGTGAAGAAGCTATCCCGACGCAGCGCCGAAAAGACGCGAAATACTGCTCCTCTAAATGTAGGACCGAGGCGTCCGCCAAGCGTCATTATCACAGGCACCTAGGTAAATACGCCACCAAACGCGCTCAGGAGAACAGCAACGCCTCCAAACGGATTCTCTATAGAGCACGTTCGAGGGCGCTGAAAAACGGTATTCCATTCACGCTGGTTGAGAGTGATATCGTCATCCCTGATGTATGCCCAGTCCTGGGAATACCTCTCGTCAAACATCAAGGTAAGAAGGGCTATCATCCAGATAGTCCCTCGTTGGACCGCATCAAGCCAAAGCTAGGATACACCCAAGGCAATGTACGGGTTATCTCTGCGCGCGCAAACCTACTGAAGAACGACGCTTCGGTTAAGGAGCTAGAGATGGTGGTAAATGACCTCAAGAACTTGGAGCAGACACAGTGCGCCTCTTTATCGACATCGAAGCCAATGGCCTCTTAGACGACGTAACGAAGCTTTGGTGCATAGCTGCCTGTGACTTGGATAGCGACTGGGAGCGGCTATGGGGTCCTAATCAGATAGACGAGGCCCTTGATGTCCTTGGGTCCGCTGAGCTCCTGGCAGCCCACAATGGCATCCGGTATGACCTCCCTGCCCTATACAAGCTCAAGGGCTTCGAGTTCCACAGAGAGATCCACGATACCCTCATCTTGGCCCGGCTGTTCAATTCGGACATCAGGAACACGGATGCGGACCTGGTGGCCTCTGGGAGACTGGACAAGAAGCTCCATGGGTCTGGGTCTCTGAAGGCCTGGGGTCAACGTATCGGGATTCACAAGGCTGAGTATGAAGGCGGCTTCGAGGCCTACTCTCAGGAGATGGGTGACTACTGCTTGCAGGACTGCCGAACCGGAAAGGCCCTCTGGTGGCATCTAGACGTTCCCTCCTTGGACCCCCGGTCTGTGTGGCTGGAGCATAGAGCCACCCAAGTGACATTCGAAATGGAACAGGCGGGTTGGCCGTTTAACGAGGAGGCAGCCGCTAGGCTCTACACAGAGCTTGTGGACATGCGACACACCATCGAGACAGAGCTAGTCGCTGAGTTCGGTAGCTGGAAGGAAGTCGATAAAGTATTCGTGGCTAAACGGGACAACCGAACCCTAGGCTACGTCAAGGGACAGGAAGTCACCAAATACAAGGATGTGACCTTCAACCCCGGATCAAGGGTCCACATTGAGAAGAAGCTGAGAGAACTCGGTTGGGAACCTGAGGAGTTCACTGCGTCCGGCAGAGCTAAGCTGGACGAAGACACCCTCCTGGGTATCGTCAAGGACTACCCAGCAGCCCAGAAGATCGCTGAGTATCTTCTTGTCCAAAAGCGCCTAGGGCAACTTGCAGACGGGGATAATGGCTGGCTCAAGGTCGTGAAGGCCGATGGGCGGATTCATGCGTCCTATAACTGTATGGGTACCGTGACCGGCCGTGCGTCTCACCACAACCCGAACATCGCACAGGTTCCGAAGGTCCAGCACGGTAAGCTCCCTGATGGTACCAAAGGTCCGCTGTGGGGCCGCGCTGGTGTGTGGGGCTCAGATTGCCGTTCACTGTTTGTGGTGCCCAAGGGCTGGAAGCTAGTAGGGGCTGACTTCGAGGGCTTGGAGCTCCGCTGCCTGTCCTCCTACATGGCTAACTTCGATGGTGGAGCCTATGGCAAGGTCGTGTGTGATGGAGACATTCACACGGTCAACCAACAGGCCGCCGGGCTTCCCACCCGGGATAATGCTAAGACCTTCATCTACGGATGGCTGTACGGGGCCGGTGATGCCAAGATAGGGCGTATCGTTGGGAAGGGCCCTCAGGCCGGTAAGGCTCTCAAGGACAAGTTCCTACGTGGCCTCCCCGCCCTCGCTAGGCTTCGTAAGGCCGTAGCCACAGGAGCCGAGAAGGGCTGGTTGAAGGGTCTGGATGGCCGCAGGATTCCTGTAAGGGCCAAGCACGCGGCGCTCAATTCGCTCCTACAGTCTGCTGGTGCCGTCCTGTGTAAGGAAGGCCTAGTGAACATCTACGATGAGCTCCTTGCCAGAGGCCTCAAGTGGGGCTGGGACGGGGACTTTGTAATCGTTCTGTGGTGCCATGACGAATATCAGATCGCAGTCCGAGAGGGTCTTGAAGACACCGTAGGTAAGATCATGGTTGAGAAGATGCAGCGGACTGGCGACAAGTTTGGCTTCAAGTGCCGCTTGGATGCGAAGGCTATCGTTGGGAACAACTGGATGGAAACTCATTGATGGGACAACTTAGATCAACCGACCAAGGGCTCTGTGACGTGATCCTGGAAGCCCACAGGAAAGGCTTCACGGTCCAGTCAGACTATGCCCGAATGAATGCCGATTACCTTGCTATGGCAGCCTCTATGGGTCTGGTTAGCACCCGGGTCTACGGGAACGTCTTCAGTCGAGAATGGCGACCGACCGTGACGGGCCTAGGGTTTCTCCAGGTACATCTTGGGGATGGCTTTGCGGCCATGGAGGAGCCTGAGGATGATTAAAGCGACGCTGATAGACCACATGGGGGATGACCTCAGGGTGGTCAACGCTGCTAGAGTCTCATTCGACAAGGAGTCTCTTGAGGTCACTGAGAGGGACGAAAAGCTTATCCAGTACCTAGCTCGGAACGGCCACTGGACCCCGTTCTCACACCCCCAGATCACCCTCAGAGAAGACGTGCCGATCTTCGTGGCTCGCCAGCGGTTCAAACATATGGTGGGCTTCACCTATAACGAAGTGAGCAGACGCTATGTGGACGATGAGCCGACCTTTTACGAGCCTGAGGTCTGGAGGAAGCGTGCGGACAACCTGAAGCAAGGGAGTCTGGATGAGCCTGCTGAGTTAGACAACTTCATGCAACGCTGGTTGACTACCTATAATGAGGACGCGCTTGGTCTCTATAACTACCTAATCAAAGACGGCGTTGCACCAGAACAGGCACGTATGGTCCTCCCCCAGTCCATGATGACCTCCTACTACACGACTGGTTCGCTGGCCGCCTTCGCACGGGCCTACAAGCAGCGGATCGACCCTCACTCACAGAAGGAAATCCGCGACCTCGCCCAGCAGTGGGACCAGATCATCCGGCCGCTATTCCCTATCTCCTGGGCTGCATTGGTGGATGGCTGACTTTCGCCTCGACGCATAGCAATTACCATGAATAACCGAAACATATTCGATCCGCTCCTACTGTTCCTCACAGCGATGACCCTGTGGCTCTACGTGCTGTCGGGACCGCCTGTCCACTCTGAGGAGACCAGGACTCCACCACGTATCCAACTGGAGCCCAAGGACGACTGGATTCCCTACTGTCCGACTATGCCTGTTGGACACCCCCAGACCTTCTATCCCTGTATGTACTCTGACCGGAGCCATGAAGCATGAGTAAGGACAAGTGGGTGGTCCTCAAGCAGGACCGCTGTGAGTATTGCGTCAAGGCTTTGGATCTTCTCAGGCTGCGTGGGGTCGAAGCGGAGATCATCGACATCTCGACTGCACCCCAGTTGAAGGACTTTATGAGGGCCTGTGGCCTCACCACGGTCCCTCAGATCTATCAGAACGGAGACCGGATCGGAGGTTTCGCTGAGCTCCAGCTTTGGTTCTGGGAGCGGGATGAGGACAATGGGTGGACCTCTCGATGAGCACCCCTACCCTGCTCATTGACGGCGACCAGTACGTCTATAAGGCCACCATTGCCTGTGAGAGGACGGTCAGGTGGGACGCTGAGAACCACGTTCTTGGTTCTAATGAAGTCGAGGCTTTGGAGCTCTGTGTTGGGCTGCTTAACAAGACCATGAAGGAACTCGGCTCAGATAAAGTTCGGATTGCCTTCACGGGGTCCGGAGAGAACTTCAGGAAAGGTGTTCTGGCAACATACAAGGGGAACCGGCAGACCACACGGAAGCCCCTGTGTTATCCCGAAGTCAAGGCTGGGATTGAAGCCAAGTTCCCGTGTCTCTCAGTTCCCACCTTGGAAGCTGATGATCTCATGGGGATCTGGCAGACCCGAGACCAAGAACACACCATCATCGTGTCTGAAGATAAGGACATGAAGACCATCCCTGGGAAGCTCTACCGTCAAGGGGAGCTCCAGGAGATTAGCCCGGCTGAGGCTGACTATAATTTTCTACACCAGACCCTGACCGGAGATGCCACTGATGGATACTCCGGGTGTCCCGGTGTGGGTGCTGCTGGTGCCACCAAGGTCCTGTCCAAGGATGCCTCTTGGTCCGCTGTGGTGGCTCAGTATGAGAAGGCCGGGCTGTCTGAGGAAGACGCACTGATCCAAGCTCGACTGGCCCGTATCCTTAGGTCCTCTGAGTGGGACTCTAAGACCAAATCCGTGTTGCTGTGGGAGCCTTGAACATGGTCGATAAGGTTTACTGCGAACAGTGTGCCTCATGGGTCCGAGAGGACGAGTGGGGGCCTTGTGGAAAGTCTCCTGCCTGTAAGCTAGCTGATCCGCTGTACCTCCCGAATATCCCTGAGTGGTACCGCAGGCCCACTGAGGAAGACAGCCTGATCGAGGCTGGTAACAGGTTCCTTGAGCAACTTCTGGAAGAGCCTGACTGCATCGAACATCCGTATCTTGATGATCCCTATGAGGTTGAGGAGTGTCAGTGTGCTGCGTGTCAGGGAATTGAGGAGCCCATCTATATGACAACCGAAGAACTATTTAAGTCCGCATTCGACACACAGGTTGCTGGAGGTCACTACAAGGACCTCGCTATCCAGCCCACGCAGTACATCCTAGCGAACAAGCTTGGTTTCGCAGAGGGCAATGTCATTAAGTACGTCTCCCGGTACCAGAAGAAGAACGGGGTGGAGGACCTGAAGAAGGCCCGTCACTATCTTGATATGTTGATTGAGAGCCTGGAGTCTGAATGATGGAACACGTACTGATCTTTGCGACCCCGTTCATCTTCATGGGTTTCTTGTGCTGGCTCGCTACCAAATGACCAAGATCACACAGATTATCCCTGAGACCCTACAGCGTGTAGAGGACGAGTTCGGGACCTCATTCTTCGTTAAGGACCGCTTCGGAGTTAACCCAGAGATTGAACTGTTCTTCGCTGATGGTAGCGTCATTCTACGTCAGGAGAACCGGGGTTCAGTGGATCTCCTTGGGCTGACCATCGGCCAAACCAATGACCTCCTGATGGCCCTGAGCCTGGCCCTAGAGATCCCTGTGAGGACCGTATGAGTGCTGAGACCAAGACCAAGAAAGAGATCACCTATATCATCCCTGAGGACGAAGAGACGGATAACCCCGGGGTGACCCTCCAGATGGACGAACGGTCTGTCCTGGAGCTCCTTCAGTATGACCACTCAGGCACTATCGACGCCTACACGTTCCTGACACTGCCTCAAGCCTACGCCCTCCATCAGGCTCTAGGTCAACTCTTGGTCCGCCATCAGCGGTCCTGGGGTGTCCGTTCGCCTGCCCTTCGTCCTGTCTGAAACCAAGTGAGATGCTATCCGATGCCAGATACCGAGTTTGATCCCCACGTCCTAGTCTCTGAGTTCATCGAGGCCTTCGATGCCAGCAAGGACATTGAGCTTTGGTTTGAACTGATCCGAGAGGAGCTTGAAGAGACCATCGAGGCTATGGGGGCGGATATCAAGAAGGATACCGTTCCGAGCTTCTGTGCGGTCCTCAAGGAGTTCTGTGACCTCCAGTATGTGATGTGTGGTGCTGTCATCACGGCTGAGCGATACGCCCCTGACGCTGAGATCCCTGAAGACCTCCTCGGGGGGTTCTTCGCGGTCACTGATGCCATGATGGCTACGGCTGGCGGTGCAGACCTCCAGGAGTGCTTCCGGCGGGTCCACCTGTCGAACATGTCGAAGCTTGGTGAAGATGGGCTGCCTGTGCGCCGGGAGGACGGTAAGGTTCTCAAGGGTCCGAATTACCAGCCACCGGATCTGACGGACGTGGCTTATAGGATCTTGGTGAAGCTGGGGGAGAAGAAGAAGTGACCATCTGTCTCCTAATTGCTTCCATCGGCCTCAACGCATTCCTTGGTATAGCCCTGTGGATCGAACGTCAGGTCTCCGAGACCCTGTGTGAGGAACTGGTCCGTGAGGTGCTGGTCTCCAAGAAACTGAAGGATCAGGTGGAGGCCCAGCAGGACGCCATGCAGTCCGCACACTCGCAGGAAGATACCTTCCAGCTTCCTCTACCGCTCTAATACACATGAGGCGCTATTACATGCCGATTACCGAGCTTATCGGAAAGACCCTGGTTAGGATCGACAGGGACCGCCAGGATGAGTACCTGAAGTTCGTGGTGTCTGACGCTGAGCAGTACATCATGCATCACCACCAAGACTGCTGTGAGTCTGTAGAAATTGAGGATATCTGCGGGGATCTTGAGGACCTTCTTGGCTCTCCGATCCTCCAGGCTGAGGAGTCGTCTAACAGTGATGATCCTCCTCTGGAGGAATACAATGACTCACACACTTGGACCTTCTACAAGCTCGCTACTAACAAGGGCTCTGTGACTATCCGCTGGTATGGAACCTCTAACGGTTACTACTCGGAGGGTGTTGACTTCGAGAGGATTGCCTAATGGGTAACGCTACAACTGCCTACAGCCCCTCAGTCCGTGCGGAGGTCATCACCCGGAGGACCTACAACCGGCCGCTGGATGACTCCGGGTCCGTCTTTGAGACCTGGACCGAGACCATTGACCGGGTGCTCATGCACCAGACGTGGCTCTGGGAGCGTGCTGCTGGTCGCCCACTGACCTCTGAAGAGCGTGGGGAGCTCCTTGCGCTTCGCAGTCTGATGTTGGACCGCAAGGTTGCTCCTTCGGGGCGTACCCTGTGGCTCGGTGGGACCGAAGTGGCTAAGCGCCGCGAAGCCTCGATGTTCAACTGTTCGTTCGGGAGGATTGAGACTGTCCACGATGTTGTGGATGCCATGTGGCTCCTGCTTCAGGGCTGCGGGGTAGGCTTTGAGCCTGTGGTCGGGATCTTGTCTGGGTTCTCTAAGCCTGTGAAGCTGGAGATCATCCGGTCGAAAAAGACCGATCCCCAGGACAAGGGACGGCCTACGAACCAGGAGATCTTCGAGACCGACAACCGGGGTACCACCTGGTATATTGGTGTTGGTGACTCTGCTGAGGGCTGGGCGAAGGCCGTAGGGAAGATCCTTGCGAACAAGAAGCCCTGCGATAAGCTGACTCTGGACTTCGGTGAGATCCGTCCTGCTGGTACCCGTCTCAAGGGTTACGGCTGGATTAGTTCGGGTGATGAAACCATTGCGAATGCCTTGGAGAAGATCGTTACCCTGATGAACTACCGGGCCTCCCGGTTGCTCTCTCGGATCGACATTCTGGACATCCTGAACCACCTTGGGACCACCTTGAGCTCCAGGCGTTCAGCAGAGATCTGCGTGGTGCCTTGGGGTGACCCTGAGTGGAGCACATTCGCCACCGCTAAGAAGGACCACTGGGTTGATAACCCCCAGAGGGCTCAATCCAACAACAGCCTTCTGTTCTACTCCAAGCCAAGCAAGAAGGACCTGAGCTCGATCTTCGATATGATCGTTGATAGCGGTGGCTCAGAGCCTGGCTTCATCAACGCACAGTCTGCCCTCAAGAGAGCCCCTTGGTTCAAGGGTGTGAACCCATGCGCGGAAATCCTGCTTGGTAATAAGAGCTTCTGTAATCTGGTCGAAGTGGATCTTGGTAAGTTCAATGGGGATTGGTCAGGTCTGTGTCAGGCCATTCGTCTGGTTGCACGGGCTAATTACCGCCAGACTTGCGTGGACCTTCGTGATGGTGTCCTCCAGTCCACTTGGCATGAGCTTAATGAGTTTCTTCGTCTTACAGGGGTTGGGCTTACCGGCATCGTTCGGTGGGAGTTCCAGCACTCACAGACCCACAGGGCAACCCTGAGGAACCTGGCGACTCATGCTGTTTATAAACAAGCTGACGATCTGAGACTCCCTCGGTCTCAGGCGGTCACCACGATCAAGCCTTCAGGTACGCTGTCGAAGATCATGGACACGACTGAGGGCATCCACAGGCCTCTCGGACGGTACATCTTTAATAATGTGCGCTTTAGCATACACGATCCTCTTGTTGAGCTTTGTCGGAGCAGTGGGTATCGTGTATTTCCTGATCCTTATGCTCCTGATGGTGTGCTTGTCACGTTTCCTGTAGCCTGGGAGGACGTGGAGTTCGACAAGGCCAACGGTCTTGATGTGAACCTTGAGAGCGCCGTCAGTCAGCTTGAGCGGTACAAGGCGTTCATGGAAGACTATGTGAACCACAACGCCTCAATCACTGTAAGCTACGATCCATCAGAGGTCCCTGAGATTGTGGACTGGATTGATCGGAACTGGGACACCTATGTGGGAGTCTCGTTCCTCTACAGGACTGACCCCACCAAGACTGCTGAGGACCTTGGGTACCCCTATCTGCCACAGGAAGTGGTCAGCAAGGACGCCTACGGTTCCTACGTGTCTCAACTCAAGCCAATTGCTATCAATCAGCAGGCTAACTCCTTTGAGGAAATCCAGGGAGAAGGCTGCGCAACTGGAGCCTGTCCGATCCGATGAAACTGGTAGCCAAGGCAGAGGGCCGAGAGGTCTACATCTGCGAAGACATCCATGGTCGCATGAGCCCCCTGCGGACTCTAAGCGCATCTGAGGCCACCATCCTGCGTGCCTCCTTGAATGAAGCCATCTACGACGCTTCCGTAGGTCTCTTGCAGCACAAGAAGTCTGCCTTGGCTGCCCTCCAGTCAGAAATTGCTCTCTTAGAGAAGACCCTATCATGAAGTTCTATTTCGTTGCTGCGGAAGATGCCGTGGCGTTCGTTGAGGATATGAATGAGGAAGTCGAACAGGTCCTCAAGTTCACCCTCGAAGACGCCAAGACCCTCAAGGCCTACCTGGAGACCGCTATCGAGGACGTGGAGCATCACGTTCGGATGGAGAAGGAGGAGCTTCTAGCCAACCTCCGTCAGAAGGTGGAGGAACTGGAGGCCCATCTTGCCGGTGACTAAGTGGCTGGAAGCCGAGCCCGAGGGCCTGGACTCACCAGATTACCGTCCGTTCGATGAGTTGCCCACAGGTGAGCTCATTGCGGAACTGGAGGCCCGTGGTTATCTCGTAGTCCGTACAGACCGCATGATTGCCTTTGGGAAGCTCCATGAGACTGCTGGCCGCTTCGATCTGCCTGACCCTTACGGCAACTACCCCCGTGGTCGCAGAGTCGTGCTTTCAGACTAGCGGACACGTCTATTGCCGTAACGGTGGTGGCTGGGTGGATGGCGAGGGGAACATCTGGTTGCACCAGGGGGACAGACGAGGAGTGATCCTCAATCTGGATAGTGACGATGAGCCTCCTCCACCCAGGCGGAAGTCCAGGCTCTGTCTCCTAGACGACAACGGGAACTGCAATTGAACACAAAAACACCGATGGAGACCCGGGGATATCCCTGAGTGACCATCGGTGTTTTTTTACCGATCTTAGTGGAGGGTCTTAAAGGCAAAGCCACCAACTGAGATGAGGATGGTCACAAGGAGCCCTATGATGTACCATAGGAGCTTCTTGTTCTCACTCTCAAGGGTCGTGACTCGCTCCTCAAGGCTCTTGTTCTTAGACTCGATTTCCTGGCGGGGCACGTAAGCGTCCAACCTTGCTTCTATATTCCTGATACGATGGGAGGTGTTCTCTACGGTAACCTCGATCTTTCCTAGGGCCACCTGGATTGCTGTCAGCACCTCCGGGTTCATCGCTTGCCGTTACGCATAGCGGTGTGGATCTTACGAGCCCCGAAGACACCAGCAGCCACCAGGATCACTCCGAGTACCGCGATGATCAGCGTGGGGTGCTGAGCGATCCACAGGAGCGGTTTGAGTAGAGGCGAGGAGAGCATCTGAGCGGCATCGGTGACCGAAGACACCTGCCCCTGGATACCCTGGGCCTTCTCGGTGAACTCCTGGACCTTATCCAGGGCTCCAGAGGCACTAACACCACCAAGACCCGTAGCCCCTAGGCCCACCTTGGTCATCAGTCCAGTCGGAGCGAAGGCGTCAGGGTCGTGGTCCTTAGCCTCAGCCATAGAGAGGTTCTGGCGGCTCTCTGAGACCTCTGCTGGACCCAGGGAGTCCAGGGCCTCAAGGAACTCCTGGTCGATACCACCGGGCTCCATATCGTGGTCCAGGCGGGCTGCACTGACAGCCATCCGGGTACCTCTACCCTCGATACCGTCCAGGAGCCCCTTGTAGTAGCCGAGCTCCTTGAGCTTCTTCTGGACCCGATAAACCTCGGGGTCACCCTTGGTCACATCGGTGTTTTTTCGATTTAGGAGCCCTAGGAGAGCCTTCGGACCCTTGGAGCTACCCTCTGTGCTCTCAAGGAGCTCAAGGGCCTCACGGGCGTACTGCTTGCGTTTATCAAGGTGTGGGACACCAGGACGCTCATACCGCTTCATCACGGTTTCGGTGGCTTGCTCAACCGAGGTGGTCTTCTTGACAGCCGCTAGAGCGCCACGTTCTGGACCTTCGAGCTCATGGATCAGGAACCCATAGAAGGCCTCAGGGTCATCTAACTTGAAACCCTGAGCCTTGGCGTATGCTTCAAAGAGTCTACGTCGGGGACCAGTCCACTGAGCCCACCCCCAGCCACCTCTAGACCCAGAGACGACAGGCTTGTACTCTTGGAGAGCTCGGAACTGATCCGATTCCACTGCGAAGTTGCCGAAGAATGCTGCGGCCTGGAAGAGCTCCAGGTCCAAATCGTTCTTCAGCCTTGGGCCGTACTTCGTGACAGCCTGTCGAAACTGAGGGGTCATATCATACCAATTACTATGTGTCAGGTCACAAGGTCACCGCTAGGTCGAACAAGGCTTGCACCTCGTCGTCTGAGAGACCCAGGGTTGTCTTCATGGACTGAATGTGGGGGTTCATGATTTCCCACTTGAGGGCGCTCTGGGCGTAGATCTTCAAGGGAACATCGGTCGAGTTAGTGACTGCCGACACAAAGGCGTCGTAGTGACCAGCCTGGTAGAGAGCCATCTGGCCCTGTGCGGGGGTGCACTCGGTTGCGGGACCAGGCGGCGGCTCAGGGAATACCGGACGTTCCTTAGTCAGCGGAGGGTCGAACGTGGAGGGGTCTCCAAGCTTGTCCACCTTGACACTCAGTCCGTCTGGTTGGAACCAGAAGGCCCCACGGAAGTCAGGGGCGAAGGTCCACTCACCGTTCACGAAGACACGCGCCTGGCCGCCCCGAGGCTCTGGAGGAGCGATCTCTGTGGTGGCCCACGGGATCAGGAAGCCGTCCCCCTCAGGGTCACGGTCTGCCTGGAAGGCCCCGCTGAACTCTCCTGTGTGAGGGTCGTAGGAATATAGCGTAAGGGTGTCCATTACTTGTACCTAATGCACGCGATGGCAGTGACGTTCCGGGGGTAGTTGTCCGTTGATAGGAAAGCGGAGATCTGCCCAGTGCTACTAACCTGAGTGTTAGCGTTAGCTTCATTAATCGTACTAACCCGACTCCGCGTTGTCCCCCCAACAAGCCGCTGAGGGAAGGTGCTCTGCCAGAAGTACGAGTTAGTACCATCAGAGCCTACAGGAGTTTCGTGACGGTGATCTGGGATGGCTTGATCCTGGAATGTTCCAAGCTGTCGCCCGTTATCCACGCCACTGCCATCATCGAAGAACCGGAGGAACCGACCACGGAAATCTGGGAGCCGGAAGTTGGTAGAACCGTCACCACTAGAGAAGGCACCGATCCAAACCCCACTAAGCCAACTGGATTCGTTCGTAACCAGCGACTGATCCTGAGCGAACTGCCAAAGCTGGGCATAAGTCGTCCGGGAGACAAGAGCGCCATTTAGCTTTAGGGTGCCTGGCGGGGCATTGCGATTAAAGGTCATTACAATGTCGCCGATGCTCGGGTAGGACTCCTGGGGCCTGGAGTAGGAGGCAACGCGCCAAGCCCCCATCTCCGAACGAATTCGATATTGCCCCGGAGCCAGCACGATGGTATTCCCAGCGGTGCCCGGCAGAAAGATTTGGTTGATGCTGGCGGGGTTGTTGTTAACAGTCAGCGAGCCTGTATTAACAAAGATATCAAATGTGTCACCCTGGGTTGACTGCGTGTCTGAAAAAAGGGTGATCGAAGAGGCACCATCGGTGTAGACAGCCTTACCAACATCATCTGACGTTAGGGTGGCATTCTCTGTACTA